TTCTTGCTTTCTGAAAGCACGGGAGAAACTTCAAAACAGTTTTTGTTTTTGGTATTTTGTATTATTAGGGGTGTGTAAATCTGATGATAAGAATCATGGAGATCGACACCAAGCTAAAGATTAAGAGGAAGAGAGCGCAGCTTGCGCGGTCCCTCCCCACACCTTCAAGAGAAGATGGTTTGGGTTTGTTGGAAACCTTAATGGTGACGAGGGTGTGTGTCATGTCTCAACGTTTTCTGCCTTTTACAGCACGGGATCTGTTAGAAGTACTAACCTTATTATTGGAGTTACGACCATTTTTCTGGTTCATAGCTTGAATAATGCTGAGTAGTTTCTTCTCCAGTTCCTCTATTTGACGGGATTGTTTAGCGATTAAATCGTCCTTTTTCTGATTACTATTGGAGGACAGATAATTTTTCTGGGCACGGTCTATAGTAGAAGCTATAGGTGTGCCGGTGACTCCATCAATGATCTTAGCTACAGCACCAGTGAACCAATCGCCCAGGCCATTTTCTTTAACTTTGACACCAACAGGCATTCGTGACATAATCTCTGAATAAGCAGCTTGAGCTACAATATCAGACATAGGGCTTGGAACGGCTAATGATACTAGAGGTGAATCCGGGTTTGGGAAAGATTGGATACTAATTCTATAATAGATAGTTAGTGAAGTCTCGGGGCTAAGGCCTGTGAAATAGGCTCCTCGAGTGTTGTAATTGGACAGGAAGGTTGTCGGTGGGGACTTGATACCCGATAACCACTCAATGATTGGTTCTGTGTAACCAACCTCGCCTGACTCCATCCAACCTGCTTTGCTGACAACCTGCTGACTAAGTGCAGGATCGAAGAAAAGGGAACCGCAAGGAACTCTGTAACGTGGTCTAGGGGTCATATCTTGCATGGCTCCAACTACGTAACAGCCCTCGCGTGCTTCCCAAGACTTGGATCCGGTCAGAATCGTGGCTTCGGCTACATCGGTTGGTAGGACGGGTTTGGGTTTAACAGAACGAATGTTAAGAATTTGAGTACTTACGACTGCGTCGGTTTCAGTGATGACTACTGAGGCGTTGGTAACACTGGAGGGCATTTCAAACACGGTAACACTACCTTGTTTGAAGTACTCAGCCGTGGTGTTATGAGCCTCAAAGCCACTGGATATGATTCGCATCTTATCCTGGTAAGAGTCCAATGGTATTTCGATAGTATCAATAGCTAACGTGTTACCAACGGACAAGACTTTGGTGAGATCATTTCCAACGGGGCCTGAACGGGCAGTGCAACCACCGTAAGGATAATATCCTTGAACGGCGGGATTAGCACTGGCTATTACAGTGGTTCCGTGCATGACATGTGCGTCAGCATCAGAACGATGAGGGCAATCATCAATGGTGATAAGGCAATCCCAGTTATCGGTGTTCGGGACGGTTGCAGGACGTGTTACGTTCATACTGAGGACAAAATCCTTTATCACAGATCTATCAGCTTCCCCATCTGGATAACCAGCTGGGGCTACTTGAAAATCGTGGAAAGGGTCTACTGCCTTAGTAAGCCATAACTTGCCGTCTTGCGTCATTCCGGTTTTGTTTGCGATCCTGTTTAAGAGATGCTCTGAACGTGTGACTTTGACTTCCATTGTTTGTTTGTTTGTTTGTTTTTATAAATTTATCCGCCTTGACGGATTGGAACTTATTTTTCTAAGCCCACTAAATACCAAAACAAATGCCAGCTATTTTATACAAGCGCTGGCACTGTTTTGTTTGTTATGTGTTAGTATGCTGGATTATCCAGCTGCTTCGACAAGTTCCTGCATGGAACTCAACTCAGCTGAGAAAACTACTAGTCCGACTTGGTATACGGAGTCATAACAGTGTTCGATGGCTGTGATCTCGCTATCAGAGAGACCATAAACATCATTCAAGCCATTCATGACTTGAGCCCTAGTTAAAGTAGAGGATACTTCATAATTCAAAGAAGGATTATAAGATTCACTATAATAATCTATAGCTATCTCTTCTTGCTCCTTAGTCAAATTACAACAACGCATGGCAGCTTTGTTAAAAGCTCCCAAAAGTGGATAATCTGGTGCAACCTTGATAGAACGGGATTGCCCATACAATATCATCTCCTTAACTTTAAATTCGGGGACTTTCCATTTCCTTGATAGAGCAGGAATATCGCTCATACATTTGCCAAGTTTTGGCAGCATTCTTGCAGGATCAGGTCCCCATTGGAAGCCATTCTCTTCATCGTGAAAGATAATGCCTCCTAGGAATCTGGCTGAAGCGCCACTATTCTTGGTTTTAAGTTCAACACCTAAGCGTTTATAGGCTCCAACAAGTGCTTCTTCCCAGGTTTCTTCTAGTTGTTTATTGACAACTGCGTCGAAACTGAGGTTCATTGTACAAAAGCTATTGCGGAATGATGTCAATGCTGAACCACTTGATCCTTCTTTCTTGAAGACTACTCTACCTTTACGCTTACTGGCGTTCTTGTAGGATAATGCTCGGTTGCCACCCAAAATTAAGGGTAGACGAGAAGTCACTGGTTCATGATTACATTTTTCACCTATGAAATCCTGATAAAAATCAAGGAATTCGGGGCTTTGTGAGGATTCAAATTGTGCTGCGTCTCCTTCAATGAAAACGCCATTCTCTACATCATAGAAAATGACATCATCACCATGGAAGAAGAAATAATAATTACACTTAGAATTCAACTCAGAATTGACTTTGGATTGCCAATCTTTACCATACACCATTACAAATTTAAAAATTTTATCATTGCACATGAACGTATTATCGCTTAGGACTTTGACAAATTCTTTCATTAACAATTGGGTGTACGGCAACATGTAAGCTGGGAAACTTGGGTGTAACGCATCTACGCATCGTGGTTTGATGACGCGTTTAGTGTCACCATTTTCATCAACAACAATCTTAGTTCCAATACATTCATCGGCTTTAACCTTCAATTTATTACGTAACCTCTCATCTGGATTTGCTTCATGCTGTTTTATAGCTTGCTCATACATTTTGAGTTTGGTTGGTTTTAAATCTTGGATAGCTTGTAATGGATCCGGCGAAACTTGTGAATAGTCTACATCTAACATGTCCATGAATTGTTTATTTAACTCATTCTTTTTCATGTTATTCCAAGCACCTTTGACGGGCTTGTGTAAGCATTTCTTTCCGTAACGCGTTCTCACCACACGTGCAATCTGTTCAGGGCACGGCGCATGGCCAACTGTGCTAGCTGTAATTAAAGTGTGAATCTTTGGATGAACTTGAACATCTGCTGGATCTATAACAAAACCATCTGGTAACGGACCATTATCATCACTTAGACACATTGAGGCTCCAATGTGTGAAATGCGTTCTGGTGGCGGTAAAGGATGTTCTGAAACGGTAGTATCTAGGATCGGGATCTGTACTAAAACAGGTTTTCCGACATGTTTGTAATTCATGGCATTAGCACGTGCCTTTTTATAGGCAGTAGCTATGCTAGGATTCGAGGGCATGACAGCTGAGTAGGATGCATTATACAAACTACGAGCTTTCTTTTTGACTTTATTATAACTAGGGTTAGTATTGTAAAAATTTGTCAACAAAACCAAGAGACCACCTGCCAAAACTGTAGGAGTCCAAGCGACTGCAAAATGCACTATTACCTGCGCAGTCACAAAAATGTGATAGCACAGCCAAAAGGCTATGGCACATACGAAAACGGCTGCCAACGTGCATAAGACTACAAAAAATAAAGGAATACCCAAATAAATGGTGTCCTCTATTTCTTGCACTTTCTCTCGCATGGCTTCATACCGACTTTTATTTCGATAAATAAGCCAAGAAAGAGTTTCTTGTTGTACATCAGCAGCTTGTTCAGGAAACATATGCTTGTATGCTTGAAAACTCTCATCAGCATGCAATGCGGAAGCGAATTCGACTGATAAACGTGCAGGCATGTTAGCAGATTGCTCTCCTAACCGGCGTGTGTTCACACGTTTATCATGACAACGCCAGACTTTCATAACTGGTGTTGCTGACATCAAACCACACCTACTCAAAACGGGACGAACTGTTTCAGTGATGTTTGATGAGACGAAGACTTTAAGCTTCTCGAACTTGGACATACGGTCGCGCTCCAGAGCAGAGTACTGTTTATTGTATGTCTTAAGTTCACATTGCCATGAGGCTGGCGATCCAAAAATAGCGCTTTTCTGGTCACGGGGAGTGAACATAATCTTGCGCAAAACGTATCCAAATTTCTTCATTAACTGAAGTGACATGTAATTAATACCATCCCATGACCCGCGGGCATGGTCATGGAGATAACATGAATTATGCTCATACCGTGCTTGTTCAGCATCTGGATAAGCAGTTATCACTTCATTCTCTCTATCCCATACGTGACCAACGTGCTTACTGTTAATCTGTGTAATCAAAGGGTGTTTGGAAAAAGTCGTTTTTGATAAATCTAACACCCGAGCTCCAGCCGCACCACTGTAATCATGGTGCATGATATAGAATTCAGTTACGCGCGTAGCGATGTCAGAATAAAAACTTGAAGGTGCGTCATAGATGTCCTGTACGATGACATAGTCATCAGCGGTGATATCACTAATAGCAATATTATTAACACGAAGATTTTTATCACGTAGATAATCAGCTTCGTATAAATCACTGCAAGTCACAATCTCACATTGATAACCACGTTTAGCATTGAAGCGTTTCGCGGCAGCATTGTGTATTGCAACCATTCGTGTGTTACGACCGGCGAACCCTTGAAGGTCCACTACTCGAAAATCGCCAGTTGCTTTGCGTGCAAAGACTTCCAATGCGTGAATAAACAATAATTCCCTGATCATGGCACTAGGTCCATGGGGATTTAAAGATACTCGCGTATTTTTAATCTTATGCACAGCAACGCCAAGTTTTTCGGCGACAGCGAGGGTAACGATGTCGTTTTCTATCACTTGGGGCAATAA